TAATAGGAAGGAAATTAGATGAGAGTCAGAGACTTACAACAGATTCTAGAAAAATTCACTAACGGTCAGAAAGGCACAATGATTTCTGATTGTCCGATTTACATTGAAACCCAATCTGGACACTTGGAAGATTTGAGAAAGATTGAGGTACAAGAAAGTGTAGTGATAGGTGATGCTAACCCAGCGCGGTTAGTGTTCAAGGCGGATAAAAGGAGATTGTTTAGATCGCTGACCTATAAACAGAGTTAAGGATCCCTTGGGAGTGGGGTGGAAGCGAGAGTGGAAGCCCCACGAAAATTATGAAAAAAGTAACAATACAGTCTAAAGATATATCCCCGAAGCAATGGTCGAATCTTATTGTGGAGCTGAACTTAGTGCGTAAGGCGTGGAAACCCTATGCAACGATAGAGCTACGCGGAGCGGGGGTGAAGAAAATAGTGAAAAATGGCGAGAAAAAATACAAACTTTAGAATGCTTCTTAGAATCATTCTAAGTGTGCCACACTATAGTGGAATTTTTGGGCAAATTTTTTTTTCAGTGATAAAAAAAAACTGGTGGCACAGGTGGCACAGTGCCAAAAATAGGCTAGAAGTGTTGGTATTAGCGAATAATAGGTGTGCCACGGCGTTGAATTATGGTGGCACAGCGTGGCACAAATGGTGATTTTATTGACTTTTTTGCAAATATGCCTTGGCACAGTCAAATTAGTGTTGATTTTACTAGCTTTTTCAGGAATGTATTCGGCGCGCGCGACCCTTTTTGGTTTTTTAAAAACTTTTTTGCCCAAATATTCCCCTATAGAGTATAAACCCAGATATGAAACGTCCTAAAAAATCTAAATACAAATCTGTTGTTATCAACAAGAAGCGATATTACTATTACAAAATTACCTGGATTGATCCGACAGGTGATAGCGGGCACGCTACACATCACGACTCGTATGGTTTGATACCATCTACGATGATAACCCACGCTTATGTATTTGATAAGAATAAAAAATACATATGGACGTTTGCATCTTACGAAGAGAATGATGAATTATTTTCTGATAGAAATGTATTTCCTGTTGGGTGTATAATTAAAATGGAAAAAATAAATGAAAAATAAAACCTTGACTAAGAATATGCCTAACGTAAAATGGGATCAACTACCACCAAGACGTGGGCCCAATCCACAAGGATTAAATTATGGAAATGTACACAGGAATAACAAACAAGTGGTCACTAGTAAAAAAGTTTCCAAGAAGAATATTTAGTAAAATTATTTCTTCTTTGAATCACTATCAAGGCTTGCTTGTTCTATTGATTCTTCTATCTCTTCTTCTGGGGTAATATTAATTAAAGTTTTATGGTCGTCTAAGATTTGTTTCATCTTAGCTTCTAATTCTTTTTCAGACATATTATCTAGATTACCAGACAAGACTAGTTTTTGATCTACATATAAACCACCCGCTTTACCTCTAGCTATCTCTGCGTTTATGGCGGCAGACCACGCACCTTTTGCTCGTGCGTCTTCTCGTAGCTTTGCTAGTTCACCAATGTGTTTTTCAAAAGTGATTCCGTATTTTTCTTGTATCTCTGCTCGTAGCTCACCAATGTATTTAACAACTAATGGTGATAATTTTGGATTACGTAGCTCGCTCGCAGCCTGACGCGGTCTAGTCTTATATCCTGCCTCATACGCACATTCGCTTGGGCTCTTGCGTCCTTCATTGTATACAAGTAATTCTGCAAACTTTTGTTGTCGTTCCGTAAGATTTTTAGGTAGTCCCATAGCTTGTGCTCTTACCGTAATATAACGTATATGTCCAGTTAATTATGATTTTTTGATTTCAAATTCAAATGGCTTGACTTCTTCACCTTCATCAAATTTTTCAGCAAACTTAGAGCATTGCTCTATATCGTTTATTGAATCTTGATCAACTAATTCTTTATAGTCATTATCTGGGTCTTGTACTGAAATATAAAAAAGTTCGTGGAACATTTTATATTCATCTGGATCATCACACCACCCCACTGATACATTCTTCCACTGAAAATGATCCCATACTGCTAACGCAATTGGACAACATTCTTTTGGGTTAACTTCTGTTTTACTTCTATATAAAATAGCCGAATCAATATGTTTTTGTTTAACCTTTATTTTCATATTACTCCTTCAAAGTTTTTTTAATATCATTAAATAATTTCTGACCCTCTTTTGTTAAGTCGGTGTCTGTAAAAAATTCCTCAAGTGTGTAGTCATCCATATATTCTGAAAACACACATAATAATTTATTAGCTAGTGCATCTAACTTTTTGTTGCGCTCGTATGCCTCTGCTCTATTCTTACTATCTCTATAGTCGTGTCCATCATCTCGTTGTGTCATTCTTCTACCTCCACTGTGTCTATTTCAAAATCACCCGCTGATTCTTCATTAAAATCTTTATAGTCTTCTGGGTGCATCTCGCTCGCTATCTGTTCTGCTTGTTTTTTATTTTCTGCTTCAACTATTGTTTCGTATGTATGGTAAATAGTTTCACCCGCTATTATTTTATATTTTTTCATTTGTCCCTCGCTTGTTTTTTAAAAAAATAATCATACTCTTTAAAAAACTCTTCTTTACTTTCGTATGTTTTAGTTTCATAAAATTTCTCTTGGTGTCCCTCTTCATCCCTTCCAAACTCTAATCTTAACTCTGCATAAGGATCATCGGGTTTATCGTAAAATTCCTCTACAAATCCATTACTCCAACCGTCTTTGTAATAATTTTCTGATCTCATAACTTCTGATAAAAAATCTGCAAAGTTAGATAGATTGTCTTTAGACCATTCTCTTTTTAATTTTGAAGTATCATAGTAAAAATTCATTCGTCCCCCTCTTCGTCTTCATCATCCTCGTGCCAAAAAACAATATTATTTTCTATATCGTGATCTGCTTTTTTTAACTCTTCTTTTGTATAGGTATCTAAATACCCCCAATTTGTATGACCGTAATTGTCTCTACAATAATCGTCTATATATTCGCTTTGATCTTTTGCCATTAGTCCCCCTCCTCATCTGCATATGCTGTTATGTAATCTCCAAGATTCATTTTAACTTCTACCATAGCTTGCGCCTCTGCGTCTTGCTCGTCAACTGCATCAAATGTTAAGTCAAAATTCTTGACCCATTTTTTATCTACTTCTAATGATACTCTATATTTTTTCATATTATTCTTTCTGCTCGCTCGCTTGTTTTTTAATATAATAATTATAATTCCAACCTTCTTTTATTTTTTTAAAATTATTATCAATGTAATTGTGTGCTTGATCATAATGTTCAAACTCTTTAATGATAATATCTTCATCATTAATATTATTACAAACATAACTTTTATCGCTCATAACAATACTTAATTTGTATTGTTTCATATTATCCCTTCTGCTCGCTCGCTAGCTCGCTTGTGTTTTTAATTTGGGGTTGTTGGCGCGGTTCAGCTGTCCGAAAACATCTGCTTCTTATCCAACCTTCCTTTATCGCAAACCCCGTTTTAATCCCAACAGGCGCTTGCGCTCGCGCCTGTCGGTTCCTGTGCTTTAGCAACGCGGGAGTACAGTATTGCCCATTTATACAAACTCTATACTCAATCGATTTAAGTATATTATATAAATTCATTTAATATTTTATTCCTTCACACATTGTCTTAATAATTCCTTCATCAGCTTGTGCGCTTGTTAGTTTAATTTTTTTTAATCTCAATAATTTTAATTGTGATTTTGTTAGCGCTCGACCGCCATTTAATCTTTTAAAACTATTTATATTTAAAATTTGATTATCTTTATTTATATAAACGTATTTAAACATCTTGCACAAACCCCGAATTGTCATAACGCGCTTTACCTTTAGCATATAAACCCGCTATTATGTTTTTTGGGTCTTTAAATCTTAAATCAGTTTTATCAGCATTAAAGACTTTATAACCCCAAAATGTTTTTGGTAATTTTTTATTTCTAAATACAACAGCAACATTACCGCCCATTTTTAAAATTTCTTTAGCGCTTGTTTCATTAGTTGACCCTAAACTAAACGTTAAATGATAATTAGAAGGCATTAAACCATTTAAAAATTTTTTCATACGTATCGGGTTTTTGGTGTAATCATACCATTGCGCCGTTGGGTATTGTTGCATCACGCCCCAATTTTCAACCTTTAAATCACTCATCCCGTTAATTCTAAATGCGGGTTTATAACCTTTAATTTTACAACGGTTAATATGTCTTTTAATTTCTTTATGTAATTGCGCCATAAATGTATTGCGCTCTAAAAAATACCATCTTGTTTTATTGATACGGCCTTGTCTTACTGAATTCATTTGACCCCGCCCCGCGTCATATATGCAATTATCGGCGCAATTATCCGCAAACGGGCAAACATTAAAACCGCTTTCACGCGCGGGCGCAAAATACAATATTGCGGTCATAATTTTTTTAGATTGTCCCTTTATTGTTTTTGGGTTGTTATCTATGTTTAATAATTTTTTTGATTTATATAATTTCATTTAACAATCCATACAGTAATTTTTATATTTTTGATAATCGGGTCTTAATGGTTTTAAACAACTAAAACAAAAACCATTAAAATTTTTGTATTGATTATCTATAATATGGGTTAATTTAAAAATTTCTCTAACATCATTAATATTATTTTCTTCAATAATTTTAATGAAATCTTTTTTATTTAATAATCTTTTTTCTATTGACATATATTCCCATATAATAGTATAAACTCAATATGTCAATACTTAAAAATAAAAAAAGAAAGCGAGGCAAAAATGAGTAAAGCGACATATCCGACTAAATATCAGTTGGAACATTTAAAAAAGCGTATCAATAATGAAATTGACCCATTAATAGAGCAAGCGGAATTAAGCGTTAAATCTATTGTGGCTGATCTTACTGAAAGCGCTGAATTAAAACTTGCTAAAAAAATCAAAGCGGACGTTGTTATAAAAGAACTTGAGCAAGCAATCGAGCAATTAGAAATAAAACAGCGCAAGGCTATGACATTTTTTGGTAAAATAGGTAATAGAGAACTTAAAGATAATTTAAACTATAAGTTTAAAAAATCCGATAGTGATAATTACTACTCACGCGATAGGTACGGCAAGGGTATTCAACCGTCCGATTGTAGAGAACAATTGCGAGATTGGGCGTCGCATCTAGCCCATAAAGAGGCCGAAAAAACACCAGAAGGCAAAAAAGTAAAAGAGCTGAAATTATATAAACAAAGCGCGATTAATTCAGTTTTTGAGTGTGGGGTTCCAGAGCAATTAAACGTCGTATTAGAGAAGGTATTATCGGGCGTTGGTATTGTATGGAATAAAACAAAGGCGCTTCAATTAGAAAATAAAGGATATAATTAATATGAAATATATAATTATAAATAAATGGCAGTTAAAAGATTGCAAACCGCATTATTACTTAAAAGAAGTAGTTGACAATCTTGAAACCGCAAACTCTAAATTAAAAGCGTATCAAATCATAGAAAATGACAAAAATGACCATTATTATATTGTCCCGTTTAATGAAGAGGCGCTTTTATTAACAAATCAAGTCGCATAATTTGACAAAATAGGGCTTCACCGTATATACAAGTGTACGGTGAAACCCGAAAAAAAATTATATCAAAAATTTAAAAAAAATACCCCATTAATACAGCATACGAGAATTGAAACCGCCGTCAATTTTGGCGTGCCAGATGTACTATGTTATAATGATTTATGCGGTTTTTTTATGGTTGAACTTAAACACACAACCACAAATAAAGTTAGATTTTCACCGCATCAAATCTTATTTCATACCCAAAAATCAAAACGGAATTTTCTGTTATTAGAACACGCCCCGCCCCGCGCCCCTTCCTCAATAAAACTTTATGAAAGTAAATCTATTGAAGGCCTACTATTAGATCATAGAGAAGTTAAACCGTTAGCGGTCAACGATTGGTTATTAATTCAAAATAAATTAATAGGCATTAAGAACTAACCGCGCCCCGCGATCCGCAAACCTTCCCTCAAAAGTTGTATGTAATTCTTGCATATACTACATATAGTAGGTCAAGCATTATTCCCACATATTCCCAGGCAAATTGACGCAGACAACCTGTGCTTGTGTCCTTCGGGCCCACCCACCCTAAAAAAATAAAAAAGAGCTCGTGCCCCGCGGGCCCACCCGCCACCCCCCCATCGCTTGAAGGCTTGCTCGTTAATTGTTATAATTTATTTGGAGATTAAAAAAGAAAAAGCCCGGGCGATTTCTCGCCCGGGCCATTTATGTTTATTTATATTTCTTAGGCATATCCCCGGTTCTTTCTAGAACGTGGAACACCTCAGTGACAATTGGATGACCAGACATATCGAACTTAGAAGTGTGATACTTATCGAAAATTCTCCAGATGTACTGAACCATTTTCTTTCTCACAGCTACTGCCCGACCTTCTCCCCAGTCATTCTCTACGTGCTCTAGATATATATTATTATACTCACCTTGATGCTTTCTAACTGCATCGTAAAGAGCATTCATAATAATTTCTCTAGCGATCTCACTATTTGACCACGGCTTACCGTCACCATTGTCAAAATGTTTTTGATCCACACGCGTGCCATTTTTAGTATAATGTGATAACATTATATCTCCTGTGCGTATGTCCGCATCTTTCCCTGCGGTTTGGGACTGCCTACCTTTAAGCCATTCCGGAAAGGTTTGGTATTTATTAAAAGTAAACATAAAAACCTTATACCATATATTCCCATATAATACTATAGGACAGATTGACGCATACAACTTATAGTTGTGCTTGTGTCCTACGGGCCCACCCACCCCAGGATTTTTTTAAAAATAAAAAAATCCCCGAGCCGATTTGATCGGCTCGGGGTTGGTTGTTATTGTACGTCGGTAAAGTCGTTGAATATATTGTGCCAGATATCATCAAAGACTTCTATTTCAGCGCCGTCAAACCAATCCATATAAGAATAAGTTATCTTATAGAATCGTTCGTGCTCGGCTTTGGTGTAGTACCTAACCTCGTCGCTTGGGCCACCCCAACTTAATTGAAGTCGATAATAACCGTCTGGTTGATTATCAAAAGTATTGGCCTCAACGAAATCAAAAGCCAAAATACTTTCATTAAAACGCTCTGACCAATAGCCGTAGTTTTCGTGGCCGAGTGTCTCATTACAGCATTGGTCTTCTAACTCGCTGAATTGGTTTACTCGGTCAGAGTATTGCGCCGAGATTAACTCGGCGCACGTTTTTTGTTTTGTTTGTGTTTGCATTATCTTTTCATCTCCTCTTCTACTTTTTTATCGATTTCATCTAAAGCAAGTTCATAGATCTCGCCCAATGTCATCGTGTTTTTTAATTGAACAAAGTGTATTCCATTTAATTCTAGTTTTGATTTTTTTTCTAGAATTAACTCCCAACACTTACGCTCCACGTTTGATTCTACGTAGAACCAATATCCTTTATAGCTGTTCCTCATTTTTTCCCCCAACTAAGTTTATCGTAAATACCTTTTTTAACTAAATAGTTATAAAGGTTCTTTTTTGTTTTTGGTGCTTTTTTATCATTTAAAAAATTTAACACCGCTTTTGCAAATGACGTGAAACCTGTATATCTAGGATTAGTCATTAGCATTCCTGTTGTTACTTCTCTCTTTAATGCTTGAAGTAATAACTCTTGTTGAAGAGTGAAACCACTCTCCAACACTTCGTCCGCTATTCGCGTTCCTGGTTGCACTACTATCATATCTTCTCACTTTCTGTAGTTAGATTATACCCCAACTCTTTTATCATCTCGATAACTTCTGGAAGTAGGGTTTTGTTTCCAGATATATTGGCGAACAGTTTCGCCTTTTTGCAAATGGGGTAGACACGCTCCACCCCATAAACATTCTTTTTTGATACGATAAGATTAGTTGACATATAAATCTCCATCATCATCTAATCTAAATACATCTTCAGACAAACCACATTTACTATTCATTATAATTTGTCTTAAATGTTTTTTACTTACTTTAATATATTCTCCATCATCTGGAGCGTAAATTAAAACCCAAGCAAAAATGTTTTTAGCTTTTTTTATTTTCTGTCCGATTGTCATATTATTTCTTCTTTCTTTGTTGTTTAACATTAATTGAACCTTATCACTTGCCCTTATAAAGGTAAAGAAATTATTCCCATAAAAACCCATAATGAACACTGTTGTATATTTACTACATTCCGAAATTGCATAACTACATCTTGTGTCACGTCCCGCGATTCGCTACTAGATATTGTGTGTTGCATTTTTATCACTACTATATCTTGTGTTGTATTTTTACCACACACACAACATCTTGTGTTGCATAATTGCAACACTGCTCGTGACCTACGGGCCCACCCACCCGGCCTTCGGCCTATAGGGGTCCCGACACAAATCCAAAATACAAAAACAAACAGACCCCCACCACCCCTCTGGCTGACAAACTGTACAGATATACCTATAGTGTAAGATTTAGACTTATACTTGCTTAAATTAGAAAATGGCAATATTATAGAGGGGGTACCCCTAAAAAAACAAAAACTGGTACAAAACAGAAGTGAAAAAAATTCTGCAAAAATTTTTATGAAACAAGAAGTCATTGATAAGTTACCACCTGACGCCAAAAAACAATTCTTAAAATACGCAATCAAATTATCCGAGAAGAAAAAACAAACTAAAGTTAACGACGATTTTCTATCCTTTGTCAAACACGTCTGGCCTGAATTCATTGAAGGCAAACATCACAAAGAGATTGCAGATAAATTTAACAAGCTCGCGACCGGTGAGATAAAACGATTAATTATTAATATGCCGCCAAGGCATACCAAATCAGAATTTGCGTCTTACCTCTTACCCTCTTGGATGGTAGGACGTAAACCCGATTTAAAAATTATACAAACGACCCACACAACAGAACTCGCGATCCGCTTTGGACGAAAAGCCAAAACGTTAATTGATTCCCCTGAGTACCAACAAATATTTAAAACAAGACTCAGAGAGGACTCACAGGCCGCGGGTAAATGGGAAACCGAGCAAGGAGGTGAGTACTATGCAGCGGGTGTGGGATCGGCGATAACGGGACGTGGAGCGGATCTACTAATTATCGATGACCCACACTCAGAGCAAGATGCATTAAACGTCCAAGCTTTAGAGAGAGCTTACGAGTGGTATACATCAGGACCCCGTCAGCGTTTGCAACCAGGTGGAGCAATTGTTGTTGTTATGACAAGATGGAATATGAAAGACTTAACAGGAATGCTGTTAAAGAATCAAAAAGAATTAAAATCAGATAAGTGGCACGTGGTTGAGTTTCCAGCGATAATGCCATCAGGTAAACCTGTGTGGCCACAATATTGGAAACTAGATGAACTAGAATCTGTTAAAGCCAGTTTGAATATTGGTAAATGGAACGCGCAGTGGATGCAAAATCCTACAGCAGAAGAAGGATCTTTAATCAAACGGGAGTGGTGGAAAGTTTGGGATAAAGGCTACATCCCACCTTTGCAACACGTCATACAATCCTATGATACTGCATTTTTAAAAAAAGAATCTGCTGACTATTCTGCTATTACAACGTGGGGTGTTTTCTATCCAAATGAAGATAGTCCTGCAAATTTAATATTATTAGACGCGCTTAAGGAACGATTGGAATTTCCAGAACTTAAAAAAGAAGCGTGGGAACAGTATCGATATTGGAATCCTGAGACAGTGATTATTGAAGGAAAGGCATCTGGTCTACCATTAACTTAAGAGTTGAG